ACAGTATCGCCCGGCCGGAGGAACGCCAGCTTGCAGCCTTCTTCTCGGCGTAGCAGTGGGACACCGCCAGAGACGCCGCGTTCTTCGTAGATATGGTCTAGTTCCAAGTTGTGTGTGAGCACGATGCCTTGGATTTGGCGGGCTTGGTCATCGAGCGATGTGTTCTCAATCTGGTCTTCAGTCGAGACGCGAGTGTATCCATAAACAGCCAACGTATTTCTCCTCTTTTTGGTTATTCATCGCTGTTACACTCTAATGTTACAGGTTGGCAAGCAAAAAGTTAGGAATTTTTTGGAAGGGATTATGTTAAATATGAGGGTATAGGGGGGAGGGGGTCACACCTCGGTGTCTGTTTAGTACTACGCACGCACCCCCCGCGCAAGGCAGGGGCGGGGGGGGTCTAAATTGATTGACCCCCTACCCCCCATAGATAAAAAAGCACGCAATCCCTAGTGTTTCACGGTGTAACATTGTTTTAGTAAGCGGACAAATGGCTTCAGAGGCGCTCGAAAAGCGAAGCGCGGCAGTGTCTATTCACCAGGTCAAAGCGGCACAACGTTCCAACATTATTATATATAGAGGCAAGGCAAGCATATTGCGATGTGATTTGATTTGATTGGTTACTATTTTTTACCAATCAATAAATTTATATATCTTTCTTAACCGGCATTGTGTTCCTATTGGCAATTCGGTAACAACAAGAGAGAAAGACTAACCTAATGCCTTTTGACCTATCACAATATATTCCGTTCAATGCTTTCGTATTCCTTTGGATACTAGGCATGCTGGCCGGTGCAACATTGTTCAACCGTAATGACAAAGAGGGGAAGTAAAATGACTGTTAAATTATCAAAAACTGGCAAGCTTGACGGCGTTAAATCCTGGTCGTTGCAAGCCGTCAAAACTTGTCCCGGTTCAATCGATACGGCGACTGGCGGATTAGTACCAGCCTGCCAGGGGTGCTATGCAATCGGCGGAAACTATTTATTCCCTAATGTAGTCGCGCCGCGCGAATTTAATCAAAAGGACTGGAAACGCGACGCTTGGGTTTCCGACATGATAGACGCGCTACGCAACGATCGTTACTTTCGTTGGTTCGATAGCGGCGACATGTACGACGTGCGCCTTGCAAAGAAAATGTATTTAGTAATGCTAAATACGCCCGACGTTAAGCACTGGCTACCAACGCGCATGCATAAGTTTTCTAAATTCACGGCTATTCTTGCGGCTATGCAAGCCTTGCCTAATGTTATGGTTCGCGCGTCGTCCGATAGCGTCACTGGCGACTATACGCCCGGCGTACATGGTTCAACGATCGTGCCAAGCCTAGACGCGCCTGAAGGCGTCACAGTCTGCCATGCCGCGACTAACGACGGTAAATGTGGGCCATGCCGCGCCTGCTACTCTAAAGACGTCGCAGTGATAGGTTACGTCGCGCATGGCCAGAAAATGGCAGGCGTTGTCAAACGCGCGCTAGCCGCATAAATCAATCAATCAAAAGGATATATCATGAAAAGCTTTATCATTACCGACAACAATAAAGGCGCGGTTTATAATGCCGATAGCGTCAATCAATCGATTGCGTCGCATAACCGGCGATCGCGCAATAAGATAGGCAAGGGTGAGGCTAGCCTTATTCACGCCTTGCTAAAGGGGCACCAAAAAGCTTGACCATTACTGCCATATTAGCCGCGCGACTGTTAACGCGCGGCGTTTATGGCGCTAATGCCAGTAAAGAGAGAGTATATTATTATGAACCGTACACTAAACACTATTGCCCGCGATATTAGCCGCGACTGGACTAAACCTAACTTTGGCGCGGTTCCATATCTAGAGGCTATGCATAGCTTGCAGACTATCGCGGACAAATACTATTACGACAATGCCTCGGACATTGTGCGTTACTTCCTATCCAATGCGACATCATGGAAAGGCGATACCGCCCGCGCAATTAAGGCAGAATTAAAATCAATGTTGAAAGGGGCGTAATTATGAAAGTGCTAGTCGCTTGTGAATATAGCGCCACCGTCCGCGATGCCTTTCGCGCTAAGGGGCACGACGCCTGGTCGTGCGACCTATTGCCAACAGATGGCGATCCGCATTGGCATATCCAAGGTGACGCCCTAGTTATGGCTAAGGGGCACGCATGGGATTTGCTAATCGCGCACCCGCCTTGCACCTATCTAACCAATAGTGGCGTAACCTGGCTACACCGAGACCCGGCACGATGGGCAAAGCTAGATGATGGCGCTGCATTCTTTAAGGCACTATTAGACGCGCCTGTTGACCGCATCGCCATAGAAAATCCTATCATGCACAAATACGCAAAGGAACGTATCGGTGGCGTGCAACAGACGCAGACCATACAGCCCTATCAATTCGGGCATCTAGAACAAAAGGCAACCTGTCTTTGGCTTAAAGGATTGCCACCACTACAGCCAACGTCAGACTTAAAGGCGCAGACTAAGGCGTTGCCTGACAACGAGCGCCAGCGTCTGCACTATCTGCCACCGTCCGCTGACAGGTGGAAGCTACGCAGCACAACTTACAAAGGCATTGCAGAGGCAATGGCTAATCAATGGGGAGAGTTATAATGATTAAGATACCACAGGCCGCGCCCTTAAAACGCAATCATCGCGTCTCATCCGACAGTGCTTGGCCCCTTCGCGGCCTCGATGGGAAAACCTGGGCGGAGCGCCGCAAGGAAAAGGAGCAGAGCAAATGACCAATGATGATGACGCACTGCCCGACAGATACACCGAACGCGCAGAGGCAACCTTGGCCTATCGCCTGATGGAATATCTGGAATCCCTTGGCGTGATAACCAAAGACCATGTGTGCTATCTGCGCTGGCCCCCAATAGAATTGATTGAAGACGCAGAAGCTGCATTAAAGGATGAGACATGACCGACCTTGAACAAAAGGCGTTAGTGGATGCCATTAGAGAATGCGACAATGATAACACCTATTGTGAAACCGTGGCTGAATATGCCGCCAAACTCCGCGCTGCACTGGAAGCCCGTGGGCTGGAGATAAGGGGAAAAGCTAATGATGATTGAAGTAGACCCAAACCAGTTGGACGGCATAGTCCGCGCATGGTTGAAGGAAACACTGGAGTCAGTGCAGCACAACGCAGCGGCACTTTACGTCCACCCAGAAGAGGCCAAAACATACAAGAAAGATGTCAAGGCGCTCAAATGGTTGCTTTATTATATTGGTGAAGATTGATTTATAAACCGTCAACTATCAACCATATCGATTTTCTAACAAAGAAACCCCGCAAGCTGGCGTATGGCTTAGGTTTGCGGGATATGAACCTAAAGGAAATGAAATGACAAGCGAAGAGTTCAAAGCAACACGCGACAGGCTGAACCTGACACAAGCTGGCCTCGCTGATAAGATAGGGCTGTCCGAAAGGTCAATCCGATACTATGAACAAGGGGGCCGACCAGTGCCCGCTACAGTCTCTATCCTCTTAGAGACGTTTCTAAGGGGTCTGGAGCATGCCTAGCTATAATCGTGACCGTAACCTAGCAATCGCCATGTATGCCTCTCTATGGGCTTTATATGGGCTTATAGGGGTAATGCCACGATGACATGGCGTTCTATTGTCTGGTGGCTGGTGGGAATGCCGTATGTATTCGCGCTTATGCTTGCCCCTGCGGCGTTTGTGGCGGGGTTTGTGGCGCTGCCCTTCTATATATGGGGCGGTGGCGGGCAAATCGCCTTTGCCTTTACCACATTTGCCGTGGCGTTAGCCATTGCGGTATACCTAACATCACTAGTTATTCAGAACGAAAAGGAAATCGAAGATGGCGGGACATATTAAACGGCGCACGATTGCGTCAAACTTGGATAAGGTTGGCGAGACTGTTCTATTGGAGAAGATTGCATCTGGCCTGACAATGGCCGGGCTTGCCCGTGAATTGAACATCAGCAATCTATCGCTCTACCATTGGATACGCAAAGACATAGACAGAGAGGAGAGGTTCAAGCAGGCCAGGGCAATCGCTGCCGATCAATGGGCGGATGAATGTCTGGACATCGCCGATGCTTCGGACAACAACTCTGCCAACGCTGACCGGCTCAAGATTGAGACGCGCAAATGGCTGGCTGGTGTGACGAACCCTGATAGGTTCCAAGCCAAGCCGACCACAGCAATTCAAGTGAACGTAAACCAACTTCATCTTGATGCACTGAAGCAGCTAAACTTGGCGTCATCAAATCCTCATGAGGAAGAAGCCGACCAGCCTATCATAGAGATCAAGCAAGTCGGCTCTCATAATCTCGATGCGGACGACTTGCCGGGTGTTTTTGACGACGATTAACGGAAAACTGCCATCCGTGCACGGTTTGAAAAATCCGTGCATGGTTCGGGCCAGGTTTCGGGCCAGGTTTAAGCACGCATTTCCGCCGATGTGCACGGAGTGCACGGTTTGTCGGCGTATTAGTCCCCATTAATAAGTAACAGTGCTATTTGACCACATTCAACACTGTTACTTATATTAGAGCCAATTAACTTTTTTAAACCGTGCACTCCGTGCACATCCTTAGATTTCAGCCATTTTATCTGGCCCTAAACCGTGCACCAACCATGCACGGACTCTCTCAAACCGTGCACGGATTTGTCGAAAGCCACATTAAGTCCACATCGGCCCTAATATTAGCACTTGACAAGACCGGCACACTGTGCCATAATGCAAACGCGGATCGAGAGGGCCAACATGCCCCCGACCGTTCTTAAAAAGGAAGATGAGATGACAACAAAATATCAGATACACGGCTACGATAAATATATGTCGGAAGACTACATCAACGCCACGCTTTACGACACATACGAAGCAGCCTTCGCCTTGGCCCATTCAAACCACGAATGGGTGGTTAAGGTTGAGCCGGTCAAAGAGACGGCCGAGGCATGATTAACATAGCCGAAAACGCAGACCGAATTGCGGACACCCTGCGCGACAATCGAGCGATGGATTGGGACTTGCTGCGCGATCTCTGCGACCAGCAGACCGGCGGCGACCTCGACTATCTGCAACTCGACCTACTGACCGACAGCGTGCAGTCTCGTTTGAGCAAGCAAGCACTATAAAAAAGAGGGGGCGTTATGCCCCCTCAACTTTTTGTATCAGTCGGCTGCGCCAACATATATGTGCGCATTTAGACTTCGACTGCGCAGCTATTCCAGAGCAGCGATGAGCCGACCAAGATACCATTGAGCCTTTTTCAAGTCCTCAATCGGCTTCCCTTTTCTTTCATAGCGCCACATATATTTCATGATATTCCCTTTCAAATATCCTGCATATGCCTCTGGCCCCATCGACGCTTCGATCCCTTCGATGGCCTCGATGCCACCAGACTTATAGTGCGGTGGACTATTGACGACATCAACCGCCTCGCCCCCTACGACCTCGGCATTGAGCGCATCCCTCACTTCCTTATAGAGCATAAAATCATTCCCATACATTATACATCCTCCTCACCTGCTTTGAAGTTAATCTGCACGCCAAAGAAATCGTCCGACCCTTCATCAATCATGGCGTTGATAATCATGTGGTCTGCATCGCCAATGAGAAGCTCAAGACCACGGAACACACGCTTCGTTCGTGTCGCCCGATCCCTTGTGGCATCATAGCCATGTGTCTTCATCTCTCCGTTAAACTTACGCTGCGACCACTCACGCCCCTTGGCCTCGTTGCTATCCTTGCACCAGTCGCGAAAGTCATTGAACGCCTCGTTGGTGGTCATCTCGTTCTCAGGCCCAGCCACGCAACGCTCTGCAATCCAACGCCCCAGGCCATCCTCTCCTGCGAGATACTCATCGGTAGCTTCGATCACTACCTTTGGCGGGTTCAACCCTTCAGCAAGCCAAGACTTAGCGCCTTCGATAACCCACGCCAAGATGGCCGGGTATTCCTCTTTCAGCTTATCCGGCAAGTCCACGTCCTTACGGACAGGCTTAGTGTTGAAGGGTATGAGGTGCATACGACGCCGCATGGCGTCATCGACGTTAGTTATCTCTGGCTTTGTGTTGCCCGCAATAACCAACGTAAACTGCGGATTGAACTCAAACAAATCCTGACGCATGAACCGCGCACTGATCTTGTCTCCGCCAGTCAGCGCCTTGACCTTGGCTTCATCCCACTTGCGCGACGGGTCAATCTCCTGCGCGTGAACAAGCCGAGCGCCCATCAACGATGCCAACTCTGTAGGGTGACGCTGATTGTTCGACGCAAGGAACACGTCCGCACTGGCCACGGTGGCATAATCGCCAAGGATGTTTCCTACCGCGCCAAGGAACGTCCCTTTGCCATTGCCCCCCGAACCATGTGCAAAGGCAAGCACATGCTCTTTGGTACTACCCGTCGCGGAATAGCCAGCCAACCTTTGAAGGTAAGAGATCATCTCAGCATCACCGTTGCAGGCTTCATTAAGAAACGCTTGCCACTGCGGGGCTGGCTTGCTGAAGTCCGCCTCAACCGATGTGCATTTTGTACACATTCTCGAACGATCATGCGCGAACAGGACGCCTGTCTTCAAGTCCACCATCCCCGACCTGGTGTTGAGGATATAGATGTCCGCGTCTAGCTGCTCGGTGGTTGCCTGCATTGACGGTTCTACCGCAGCCAGCTTCGCTACGTTGGCAATCACATTGTATGACGCCACACGCTGCGCGATACGCTCGGCCTTCTGCGGGCTTTCGATCTTGTCCAAGGCTTCGGCGGAAGCATGCGCACAAACCTTGCGCACAATGGACAGGTGCTTGTTCGCTACGTCCTTCGCCCACTTGTTGCCGTCCCATGCCACCCAGCCCATGCCGCCAACAACGTATCGAATATCCGAAACGTGTAGACGTGCAACGCGCTGCGCCAATGCAATGTCGCTATACTCTATCGGCGTTTCTCCCGCCGACGCTACCATACCGAAGTCTTCATCATCAAAGTCCGACACCTCGAACTCATCGACCTCGCGCTTGTAACCAAAGCCAGCCGCTTTACCCGCCAGCCAGTCCCAACCCAGTTCATAGGGCGGGTGCATACGGCCGAAGTCGGCTTCGATAGTATCGAGCGAGTTAACGCCGTCTTCCCAACGCTCGGCCCAAGCCGCGAATATCTCGAACGCATCCGGCTCATGGTCAGGGCCACACGCCGCCTTAATCGCGTAACCCATACGGATATAATCATCACGGTCAGGGAAGTGTTCTGTCTTGTTTGGTATAGCCGCGACTGCCGCCACGACATGAGTAAGACTTGGCGCAGTAAGTGACGCCTGATCTACCGACTGCCGCTCGACTGCCTTCTGCGCTGTCTTATCCGCGTGGATAATCTCACAGCCCATCATCTCCAACGTCTCAGTCAGGTCGGCAAAGAACTTCTCGATCTTTTCCCGCGTGACCTTCTTCAACACAGCAGGGCCACGTTGCTCCAAGTCCACATCGAGACTGTAAGGTTCCTTAGTGATAGGGTGGATACCGGCGATGACGTATTGCTGCCCGTCACCTAGAAACTCTACAAGCTGCTCGACACCCATGCCGTCACGGAACCGCACTTGCATCCGGCCGATCTTATCGTCGGTGCGATACATCAGCAGCCGCTTGGGGTAACGGCCGATACGCATCGGGGCTTTACCCAATGCCTTCACCGCCATATCACCAATGACCCTAGCCAACCCCTCGTTAACAACATCAATGTCAACCGCAGGATATTTGCTGGCCTTCAAGCCGATATTAGCATGGCTTCGATCCCACCGCTCAACGTCATTAGGCGTCGGCGTGTAGTCCTGCCAGCCGTAGCCGCCCCATGTACCCTGTGCATTCAGCCGACCTGGCGCTTTGCCTGCCTGATCCGCTTGGATTTTAGACATGGCCGACAACTCGGCGTTCGGTGGGATAACGGACACGAGATCGGTAAACCCAATCTTGTACAATGTTTGAAACTTCATCAGTGCAATTCCCTCTTTTCAATTTGGTCACGCCTCTGCATCAGCATATCTACCGCTGCGTCTATCGCGTAGAGCGCGAAGTCAGGTTCTGCTTCGTCTAGTATAGTGTAGGCAGCGGTAGTCATTACTACGCCGCGATCAAACTCTTCTTCAAAACCGATGACGAATACTGGAACAAACTGAACTGTTTGTTCTTCATCCTTCCACCTTATCTTGTCCATCACTAGCCCCCTATAAAGTCGCCACCTTCGACCACAGCGTTTACAGACCGGCCAGTGTAAGAAGTCCGATTGTCGTTGAGGATTTGTTCTGTGGTTCTGCCCGCCGTGAGCGACTGAACATATAGTGCTAGTTCGTAGGCATCAATACTGCCTTCGATATTTATTCTGTTGCCATCGCGTTTGGCGTAGCCCTGTGTGTTGTTGTCGATCCACTCGGCCAGTTGCGCTGCTAATACCTGTTTCATTGATCCCAATCCTTTTCGTTTTTAAACATGCGGTCGATTATCCAGTCGATGATGCGGCGGATCATGACCACCAATCCTCTTCCATCTCTTTGCGCTCTTGCGCTGTTATCTCCGGCTTTGTTGCAATCAAGTAGGCGGTAAAAATCAACAGCCCGACAATCACAAAGAACAGGCTATGATCCATCATTTCAAATGCTCCCCTTCTTCAATCCGATCCGCCAGCCAACGTGTGCTGCGCTCAAACATATTCATCCGGTTAGAGCGAAGCCAAGTAATGATGGCTTCCTTCTCATTCACGACAGGCGTTTCTTCTTCGGTAGTTTTTATAGGACGTGCCATTATGTTAATTCCTTTATCTTAAAGCCTCTTGACTCAGCGTAAACGATGAGGTCATCGCTCCACATGATGCCTTTACCTGCGACATAATACTGATTGATGCCTCGAAAGGGCACATTGTTAACGTCACCCCAAGTGTGGGATGAATGCTCAAACATCTTTATATCTGCGCGATGGACAGATGGGTGATAGCGCCGCAGAAACTTTGCAGCTTCAGCAGCAACCAATTTTATGCGGCCGCTTAACTCACGTCGCGTAGCCGGGGTATCTTCTTCGGTCTTAGCCGGAACGGGGTTGACCTTTAAGGCACGACGATCCCAAATCGACATCGGGTGGATGCCCAATTCTTTAAGCCAACCCTGAACTGTTTGTCGGCTGGTATTATATAAGCGCATGAGTTCGGCGCAAGTCATAGTCGGAGCCATCTTGGCAAAGGTAGGCGGGATAGCCTTCACCATTCCGCGTCCATCAACTACGAGTACTGTAAGCTGGAGTTCGTCAATCCAACGATAGACTACAGACCTAGCGCGGCCGTAGTGTCGGACAAGTTGCGTGACATTCATAGTCTGTATCATCTCCGCCAAGTCTTCTGGCGGTGGGACTTTGAATGGAAGCATGTTGCGCTTTAGCTGTATCTTCCTACGCCGAGTGTCAACGGACTCGTATGTACGGCCGAGTGCTTGCGCAATATCCGCAATCGGTACGTTATTCTGGTAAAGTTCTTTGAGTTTAGCGTCCTCTTCGGCGCTCCACGCAGCAATCCTACTAACCATAATTTTCTCTCATTCCCTTGTTACCCTTCTTGGGTGGCACAGTTCGAATATCCAATGCAAGAACTTTTTTTTGTTGACGACACTATGCTACTTGTGCCAGCTATAGGGAAAGCAAACGTGACACCGACAAAAAAGAGGGAAAGAACATGGTAGTATCCTGCGACTTCGAGACGCGCAGCGCCGTCGATCTCCGCAAGACGGGTGTCTATAAGTACGCCTCCGATCCCTCAACCGACATCTGGTGCATGGCATACAAGGCCCCGTGGTCTGACGACGTGCAAGTATGGTTGCCAGGCGATGAGGTAGATGCACACCTCGAAGATTGGATCATGGCGGGCGGATTGCTCTCAGCATGGAACGCCAACTTTGAACGCACGATCTGGAACGAGATCATGGTTAGCCGCTATCAATGGCCCCGCACTAGCATCAAGCAATGGCGCTGCACGATGGCGCAGGCCAGCGCGATGGGATTGCCCCGCGCACTGGGCCAAGCAGCGTCTGTCCTTGGCGTTGAAGAACAGAAGGACAAAGCTGGCGCGGCCCTTATGCTCCGTATGGCACGGCCCCGTAAGGTGAACGCCGACGGCAGCTACACATGGTGGAACACGAAGGATAAACTCGATACGCTAGTAGCGTATTGCCGACAGGACGTGCGAACGGAACTATCCGTAGCCGAGACACTGAACGCAATGCCTGACAGTGAGCGTCGTCTGTATCAACTTGACCAGCGCATCAACGACCGTGGCGTTAAGGTTGACCTTGACCTGATTGAGCGGGTTAGCAAACTTGCTAATGATGCGTCGGAGCAAATCGACGCAGAGATCAAGCGGCTTACCAACGGCCAGGTCAAAGCAGCAACGAACGCAATGGACTTAACCGCGTGGCTGCGTGGCTATGGGTTAAAGGTTAACTCTGTAGACAAGCAGACCGTGACGCGGATGCTGGGCATGGAAGGTCTGCACCCCATCATCAAGCAAGTGCTGCGACTACGCCAAGACGGAGCCAAGTCTAGCACCGCTAAGTATGAGGCAATGGTTAACGCAGCTAACGCTGATGACCGTATGCGCGGCCTTCTCATGTATCATGGCGCAGCAACGGGCCGCTGGTCTGGTCGGCTGGTACAACCACAGAACTTTCCACGTCCGCTAAAAAAGAATGATGAACTTGAAACAATCATTGCAAAGCTAAAGGCTGATGAAGATGTATCGGAACATGGCGCGGGGACAATCATTGCCTCTGACTTGCTGCGGTCTACGCTGATTGCCGAGGACGGCCACCGCCTTATGTTCGCTGACTACTCCGCGATTGAAGCCCGCGTCTTGGCATGGGTAGCTGGACAGACCGATCTGGTTGAGACGTTCCGCAATGGCGGGGACGTGTATAAAGAAATGGCATCGGCCATCTACAACATAAACGTAGAGAACGTGACAGACGGGCAGCGCCAAGTTGGCAAGATGGCTATCTTGGGTTGCGGCTATGGCATGGGCGGCAAACGCTTCGCCGAGCAGTGCGCCACGATGGGCATCAATGTAGACGAAGACGAAGCAAAGCGCATCGTGTCCGTCTATCGTGAGAAGAACAACCGAATCGCGCAATACTGGCGCGATAGTGAGAACGAATTTGTAGAGATGGTGAAGGGGGCGGGCCGTGTTGGGACGGTTCCGCTTCCCCTACCTAGCGGGCGGTCGCTTACTTACCACAATCCGCGCATCATTCAGCGAGAGACACCTTGGGGGGCTATGCGCGACACAGCCCAAGTCGATACGCTGAATAG